CCGCTCACGGAAGCACCCGAGGGATGACCGACGGTCCATGGCGCGACGGCCGGGTGCACGTCCTCTCGCGGATGTGCGATACGTGCATCTTCCGACCCGGGAACCTGTGCCACCTCAACCCCGGTCGGGTGGCAGGGATGGTGAAGGAAGCGAAGGCGAACGAGTCGGCGATCACGTGCCACAGCACGCTGTACCGCGACGATGTCGACCCGTCGGTATGCCGCGGGTTCTTCGATCGGCACCCGACCATCCCGCTGCGGCTAGCGGTCCTGATTGACGTGCTCGCCGAGGTTGAGCCACCGTGACCGTCTGGGTGCCCGGGATCGACACGTGCACGTGCCTGTGTTCGGTGAGCCACGAGCCGAGCGAGGGCCGTCTCCGTGGTTGCGTCGAACCTGTCGCGGTTGTGGTCATCGTCATCGCCGCGGGTTCGGCCGCTGAGCCGTTCGCGCCGCGGCACACGATCGATCTTCCGATGTGCTGCGGGTGCGCGGAGGCATGGGCCGCGACTAACCCGCGGTTCGTGAGGGTGCGGGCGTTCGGCAACCCGCGTCAGGCGTACCTGAACTGAGCGGGGTCGGTCGCCCTCAGCCCACTAGGCGACCACGGCCGGGCCCTCCGGTTTCCCCCCGACTCCCAGTCCTGGAGGCCAACAGGGCACCCGCCGACCATCGGCAAGGTGACACACCAAACCAGGACGCCGAGACCGTACCGCATCGGCGGATATGGCCAGACACGCACGCGAGGCCCTCGAAACGCCGGAGAACGTCATTCCGGGCCTGATCCTGGCGAATTGTGGCCAAGGTGAGACACTGTCCCAGTGGGTTCACGAGGACCGGCCCCCAAGCCGACGCTCCAGATCATCCGGGAGGGCAATCCGGGCCAGCACCCGAAGTCGCGGCTGGAGCGCGGGTTACGGCTGCCGCCGGCCGCTCCGCCCGAGCCTGACTGGACCGTCCGGTTCGGTCCGGTCCGCGGCAAGCCGGAGCTGACCGAGGACGCGAAACGGGCGCGGGAACGGGCCCGGCGCGAGTGGCGTCTCATCGTGCCCGTCCTCGATGCGATGGGGCTCCTCGCGAACGTCGATGCGACCGTGCTGGAGGACTGGTGCACGTTGGCGGCGCGCTTGGACCAGTGCGAGCGCGAGATCACCCGCCGCGGGCTGATCCTGGAGGACACCGGTCGCCGCAACCCGGCGACGATGGCGGCGCAGGCGATCCGTCAGCGGATGGGCCGGCTTGAGGGCCAGCTCGGCCTGACGCCGCTGGCGCGGGACCAGATGAGGGGCGACACCCGAGGCGCGGCCGCTGATGGCGACGACGACTCGCCTTTCGACGTGTGAGTGCGGGCACCCGCCGCTAGTCCAGACCCCGCCCCCTGACCGCGTCCCTGGGGCCTACTTCGATCAGCGGGCAGTCGACCGAGTCACCCGGGCACTGGGGTCGCTGCGGCACACAAAGGGCCGATGGGCGCGACGGCCGCTGGAGATGGCGCCTTTCCAGCTGGAGCACATCATCTCTCCGATCTTCGGGTGGAAGAACCCCGACGGGACCAGGATCACGCGGACCGCCTGGGTTGAGATGCCGCGGAAGCAGGGCAAGTCGACGCTGTCGTCCGGGCTCGGGCTGGTTCTGCTCGTTGCTGACGGGGAGCTCGGGGCGGAGGTGTACGCCGCGGCAGGGGCGAAGGCACAGGCCAGGATCGTGCACGAGCCGGCCAAGCAGATGGTCCGGTGGTCGCCGGCCCTGTCCGGGAAGCTCAAGGTCCTCGCCGACGTCATCACCGTTCCGGGTACCGGCGGGATCTTCCGGGTCGTGTCCTCGATCGCTGACCTCGCGCACGGCCTCAACCCGTCGGGCGCGGTCATCGATGAGGTCCACGTCCACAAGTCCCGGGACCTGATCGATGCGCTGGAGACCGGCACGGGCGCCCGGGAACAGCCGCTGATCGTGTTCATCACCACCGCCGATGAGGGCGACGAGTTCTCGGTGTACGCCGAGAAGCACACCTACACGATGCAGGTGGCCTCCGGGGCGGTCGATGACCCGACGCACTACGGGGTGATTTGGGCCGCCGAGGAGGGTGACGACCCGTTCGATGAGGCGACCTGGGCGAAAGCGAACCCGGGGCTCGGACTCACGGTCCAGATCGACTACCTCCGCAAGGAAGCCCGCAAGGCGAAGGCCTCGCCGAGCTACCGGCCGACGTTCGAGCGCCTACACCTCGGGCTGCGCCGCCGCTCGGTCGCCAAGTTCCTGGAGCTCCCCCGCTGGGACCGGGCTGCCGGCACTTGGACCGAGGACGACTGGAAGGGCCGCATCGCCTATGGCGGACTCGACCTGTCCTCAACGACCGACCTCACCGCGTTCGCGCTCGTCGCCCATGACGATGACGACGGCTGGCTCGCGGACACCCTGTGCTGGCTCCCGGAGGGTTCGCTCGAGCGGGTCGAGGCCCAGTGCCACGTTCCCCTGTCGCGGTGGGTGAAGGAAGGTTGGCTGCTCCTCACCGAGGGCGACGTCGTGGACTACCGGAGGGTGCGGGCCGACATCGCGAAGCGGGTCGCCCAGCTCGGCTGTCGGGTCGCTGAGATCGGCTACGACCCGTTCGCCGCGACCGAGACCGTCCAGTACCTCGCCGATGAGGGGCACACCCCGGTCCCGATCCGCCAGACCTACCTGTCGCTGTCGCCGCCGACCAAGGCGCTCGAACGGCTCGTGCTCGGCTCGACCGCCAAGAAGCCGCTCTACCGGCATCGAGGCCACCCGGTTCTGCGATGGATGGCCGACTGCGTCGATGTCGCCCGCGACGCGAACGACAACATGAAGCCAGCGAAACCGGACCGGTGGAAGTCCTCGAAACGGATCGATGGCATCGCCGCCCACATCAACGCTCTCGCCCGCGCGCTGGTGCACGAGACGCCAATCGAGCTGCCCATGCCCGACATCTTCTGAGTTGGCATGGTCGCTTGGGACTTGTCCCAAGTGGAACACTGTCCACGATGGAACGAAAGTTCGCCGGTCTCGTGCTCATCGCCGCGGGTGTCGGGCTCACGCTGGGCCCGGGGTTCGCGCTGATCACGGCCGGTGTCGGCCTCTGGGTGACCGGCCTCGACCTGGAGGCGCTGAGGGCGTCGGCGGCCGGCTGGGCCGGGCGGCTCTGGCTCCGGGCCCGGGTGGTCGCCGCCGCGGCACCTCGGCACTCCGCAGCTGCCGCGATGGTCGCTGTCGGCGGGCTCGGACTCACGGCCGCCGCGGTCGCCGCGGTCGGGGTGTGGGCCGGACTCGCGACCCTCGGGGGACTGAACGTGGTCATCGGCGCGGTGCTGGGCTGGGACTGAACACGTGGGCTGGCTGCATCCGACCGGCGCGAAGGACCTCCCGAACATCATCTCAGTCGACCCCTTCGGGACCGGGTTCAACGGGCGCCCCAACGGCGACGGGATGCTGTTCCCCGATTCGAGCTACGAGTCGTACGCCCGTAACGGTTTCGGCCGCAATGAGCTCGTTTACGCCTGCATCATGGAGAAGGCCCGCTGCTTTCCCCAGGGTGTTCTTCGGGTCTACCCGGACGGCCCCGGCGACCGGAGGGCCGAGCCGCTCAACGATCACCGCCTACGCCGGCTGATCGCCCAACCCAATCCCGTCACCAACGAGGTCGAGTTCGAGCAGCTGTCGATCGTCTACCTCGACCTGTCGGGGAACTGCTATTGGCTCATCATCCGAGGCCGCGATGGTCTCCCCAGCGAGCTATGGCCGATCCGCCCGGACCTGATCCGCATCATCCCGTCGGCACGTGACCCGCGGGTCTGGGCCTACGGCTACGTCGTTGACCCGACCTCGGGGAGGTTCAGCGGCGCCGACGTCATCCCGGTTTCCCGACGGGACATGGTCCACCTCAAGTACCCCAACCCGCTCGACATGTACTTCGGGCAGGCGCCCCTCCGGCCCGCGACTCGGGCGGTCACCGTCGACAACGCACGGACGGACTTCGTAGACACGCTGCTCCGCAACGACGCCGTCCCGCGGGTGGTCGTCAAGACCACGCAAGAGATCGATGAGAAGGTCACCGAGCGCCTTGAGGAACGGTGGATGCGCAAGTTCGGTGGCGCCAACCGGGGCCGGCCCGCCTTCCTGCAAGTCGGCATGGACGTCGAGGTGCTCGGCCTGAACTTGGACGAGCTCCAGTTCGGCGACATGTCCGGCATCACCGAGGCCCGCATCTGCTCCGCCATGGGTGTTCAGCCGATCCTGGTCGGCGCCAAGGTCGGCCTTGACCGGTCCACGTTCGCGAACTTCAAGGAAGCGAAGGCCGCTTTCTGGGAGACCACCCTCATGGACCTACAGCGGCTCTGGTTCGGTGGCATCACGACCCAGATCCTTCCCGAGTTCCTGGGGGTCGGCCGCCAGCGGGTCGCGTTGCGCTGGGACAACTCGGAGGTCCTCGCCCTCCAGGAGGCCGAGACCGACAAATGGGAGCGAGCCACCAACGCGCTCGCTCGAGGTGGGATCACGCAGAACGACTTCCGGCGCGTCGTCGGGCTCGACCCGGTCCCCGGAGGCGACGTGTTCCTGATCGGAGCGGGCGTCACCCAGACCCCCGCCTTCCCGGGCGTCCAACCCGGAACGCAGCCGGCCGACGACGACCAGGGCGACGACGGCGAGCAGGGCGACGACCAGGGCGACGGCGACCGCAACGACGGGATGCCACTGACCGAGGCCGCGAGCTACGCCGAACGGTTCCTGTCCCAGCACCGAGGTTCCACCAACGGATCACGACCCCTGGCGTCACAGGGAGGTCAGCGACGATGAGGACCAAGAGCACCGCCTACATCGAGTGGAAGGCGGGCACCGACCCCGGCGAGCTGGAGGGCTACGCCTCCGTGTTCGGCAACGTCGATGAGGTCGGCGACGTCGTCAGGCCCGGCGCGTTCAAACGCACCATCGACCATTGGCGCAAGTCGTCACAACCGATGCCGCTGATCGCGGACCATCAGATGAGCACCGATGGCGTCGTCGGCTCGATCTCTGGCCTCGCCGAGGACCAGCGCGGGCTCCGGTTCAAGGCCCGGTTCTCCCGGTCGGAGAAGGCCCAGCGGCTCCGCCAAGACATCCTCGATGGCCACATCCGCGGGACCTCGTTCACCTACGAGGTCATGCGCGACAGCCCCGGGACCGGCTCGGTCGCCGGTAAGGCCGTGCGCCGGTTCCTCGACGAGCTGCGCCTGTTCGAGATCACGATCTCGCCGTTCCCGATCAACCCGATGGCCGGGGTCACCGCCGCGAAGGCGGTCGTGGACCAGCCATGGGACGGCGACGCCGCCCGGTTCACGCCCGAGCAGTGGCGCAAGTCGTGCCTCATCGACACCGGTCAGGGCGACGTCGACAGCAAGGCCCGGTACAAGCTCCCGGTCCGGGAACCGAACGGCGACGTCAACCGCAACGCCCTCGGGTCCGCCGCCGGGGCGCTGGCCGGCGCCCGCGGTGGCCTGACCGACGTGTCGTCCGACGTGATGCAGAAGGCGGCCCGGTCGCTCATGAGCCTCTACGGCGAGGCCGACATGGACCCACCCGAGCGGGTCCGCACGATCGCCGGCGCCGGCTCCTCCTCGATGGCCGAATGGATCGAGTCCATGCAACACGCCGTCGCGATCACCAACCCCTACGCCCGCAAGGCCGCCATCGATGAACTCGTCGCGGTCTACGACCCGGGCACCGACGATCTGGCACCCGGCACGGGGGACGCCCCTGCCACTGCCAGCGACACCACTGACAACGGTGGGTCGCCTCCCGATGACGCCTACGCGGTGTCATTCCTCAGCGGCCGGTCCGACGGGACGGCCACCGGAGACCCGCAGTCCGCACTCCCCGGTCCCCTCGCCGAACTCGACCAACAGCGCTCGAACGCAGAGATCGACGCCCT